ACATAACACGACCACCATTTGGCCCTCTTTCACAATAAGGTAAATCATTGTAAGTAAAACCCGGTATGTTAGATGTTTTCCAAGCAAGGTTCTCAATTGAGAACATATATTTCTTAGCGTAAAATCCACCGTTACCTTTAACGATGTTTGTTGAACCATCGAATGATGATTTACCGTCTGAATTTGGATATATGTTTAAATTGTACGGTGTTGATAAAACTGAAGAATTATATTTTCTAATAAGACCAGTTCTTTTCATTGTGTCGGAATAGTTCATATGTGACCTATCTTTGGTCCATACTCTACAATATTCAACACCACTCTCTTCACCTGAATACATATTAACATACTTCACATTAGAACCTCTTGACATAGTAACGTTACCATCTCTAAAGACTCTACTTGTTTGGTCAATAACATTCGCAACGTGTCTCTTTTGTTCACCACCATTAAATGGTAATGTGTTAAGTAAATCTTGTGTAACTCCTAAAATAGAATCATCTCTAAATCTAAAATTTGTTGATAGGGTTCCCGTGTATTGTGATTGTTCGGTTGCAAATTCTTTATTATTTGCACCGATTCTATTTGTTGATTTTTGACTAATCCAAGTTAACTTACCCGCAATTGGTCCACCTTCTGTAATATTTCTTTTACGTTCAAATAAACCCGCTTGAATTGGGTCAAACATTGATGATAAATAAAAACTACTTCTTACAGGTCTGTCGTTAAAATCATTCATTGCGTACTTAACGTCATTACCTCTGTCATCACCAATGTATGCTTGTCCTTTTGGTGCTTCTAACCCTAATAAGTTTTTTACACCTGACGCAACTTTATCAACAAATGAAAATATTTTAGACGATTGTTGAGACCTCGCGGTTGTTGTGTAATTTGGTGCATATTTTGAATATGATAATAAATCATATAATCTTTGTCTTTGACCTTCACCCATATATTCAATGAATAAATCTGAAGGTTTTCTTGATGCCTTTGGTCTTCTTTCTATTCCAATCAACGAACCAATAGCACCTGTAACATCTTGCAGTATCGCTTGTGCTTCATTCTGTGCAACAGGTCTTACATTTACAGGATTTCTTGGGTTGGTTAAATAATCACCCGGTACTTCACTAAAAGGAAATTCAACACCTGAAACTGTTTGTAAAAAATCAACAGCTTTACCCGCCAATGTTTTTGCAACTGTTATCTTGTTATTATATTCAACTAATGGTTCTCTACCTGTAATTAAATTTATTGCAGTTGTAGAATTACCTTGTAACGCATCAATTAATCTTACTCTACCAACAGTTGCAGCATATAAATTTTGTTGGATTCTAGCAAAAACAGGTCCGTTAGGATTGTTTTTAATATTATTAGCCGCAAATTTAAATAACTCAGATTCGGTATCGTAGTTACTCGTTGACATTATACTAATAATGTTATAGTCTTGTCCTCCTCTAAAATAAGGATATAACGCTAAATTAGCTCTCCTTGGAATATTATCTAAAGTTTCTCTGACAAAATATTCAATAGGTTTGAATATGTTTAATTTTTGGGTTTGTGGTAAATTAAGGTCTCTTTCTGTTTCTACATTACCTAAATCAGGTACTGAAACATCACTTAGATTTTGAACTGAAAATGAACTTGCATTAAAGGTTTGTGGACCATTAGGTGATGAAAGATTCTTACCTAATATGTAATCCCTAAATCTTTTAGTTGAATCAAAATCTACGTAGCTTGGCATTATATATTTGTTTACCTATAAATAGGTGTTTGTTAAAAATTTAATTATTGATTTGAGGTATAATCGTTCCACTTATCGAAGAATTGACTAGCCATTTCAGGATTTCTCATAATAGACCTCGATATTTCATCTGCTTTAACATCGGAAACAACCTCAAATCTTACTGTTTTTTGTGGTTGATTGTTGGATGGTTGAGTTTGTGTCTTAGCTTTTTCAGCCTCCGCTTTAGCCTTTTCCGCTTCTGCTGCTTTATCACCAAGTGAAGTTTGAGGTTGGGCTTGACTTTGAGCTTTCTTTCTACCCTCAACATTTAAAACACTATTAATACCGTCTTTTAAAAATTCTCCAGTCTTTTCAATACCCGCAGCTGCTTTATTTGACAAATTTGTCGATTCTTTAATAATCTTAGCAGGGTCAAATCCTAAAGCCTTTACCGCGGTTTCACCAACTCCTCCTGCCTGTATTCTAGCAACCGCAGCTAAAAAATTAACATCTCTATTAATATTTTCAACTAAACTAACTTGTTTTTTTGCAATATCTTCTGTTGATAGTTGTTTAAATTCTTCTCTATATGCTAATAAGTTTTTCTTTTGGTCTTCTGACATAGTTTCTAACGCAACCTCAGTAGCCCCTAATTTTTCTTGTAAATTTTTAGGAACTTCAATAACCATTTTACCGTCTTTCATTTGGGCTAAATTGGTTAAGAATTCCTTATCTTCTTCATTATTAAACGATAATCCCGCAGCCATTAAATCTGCAGCCGCAGAACTTCTTTGTGCCGCCTGTACTGAAAGTTTTGTCAATTCAGAGTATGATATACCTAACTCTTTAGCCATCGCTTGTGCTTTTCTCAAATTAGCACCTGTAACTTCAAACCTTCCTTGTTCACTATTGTATGTTGCTAAAGATTCCGCAGCACCAATTAATGAATCTTGTAAATCTTCAACATTATTTGTTGCATCGTACATCATTTTAATTGGGTCATTAAAACTACCCATAACACCTCCAATTGCTTGAAGATTAGCAGCCAATGATAACGCACCTTCAGGGTCCATAACCTTCTCAGCAAGTGTGAACACACTTTGCATATCCATTTTTAATTGTTGTGCTTTTTGAACCATACTGTTAAGTCCATTAATACCATTTTTAAATCCGTATTGATTTAATTTATCGATATTTTGTACTAAAGTTGTTGTGGTAGTTCTAGCGTTTAAACCTAACTCTAAAGATGATTTACCAGCCTCTTGTATTGCTAACATTGAATCACGAGCACCTAACGAAACATTTGAAAAAGCATTTGCGGCCAATCCAGCCTCTCTCATATTAGAAAAATAAACTTTTCCCGTTTCTTGGACATCGACCATTGTTTGGGTGTTTAAAAGTCTAAACCTACCCATATCTGTTGTCATATCAGAAATTGCAGTGGCTAGTTCTTCAAAAGAAATACCTAATCTAATTGCACTTGGATATGATTCAGTAATTGAACTTCTAAAATCCTCGGACAATTGTCCGGTCATAGCAGTCTCTGTATTGATTTTTTCTTGTAACTCTGACTGTTGTTTTAGTTGAAGGACAATTCCTTCACCTATGGTACTTCTAATACCTTTGAATATTTCTTCGGTGGTTTTTAATTTTCCCGTTGTCGAATCGAATATTGCGTTTAATCCGGATTGAACTCCAAAATTTTCACCTTGTTCATATCGAGTAGATGAACTACCCATAGCCTTCAATCCCGCCGAAATTCCACCAACAATTCCACCATCTGTTGTTGGTTTGGATGTACTTGCACCGACACTTTCAGGTTCTTTACTACTAAGGGCGTTGTATTGGTTATCAATATCTTGTTTAACCGAAGATTGGTTAGTATTAATACCAGGATTATCACTAACTACTTGAGAAAAGAAATCATTGTATTTTTTTCTATATGCAAAATCTTTTGCTCTATTTGAAATGTTAAGTGCCGCCATACTATATAAATAGATTAGTTATCAGATTCTATTTCTAATAAGTAGTTAATATAGTATCTTCTTACATAGACAGGCATTGAAATTAAATCTGAATACGAGAAACCTCGTTTAATTAAAAATAAAATCTCGTCTAGCATTCCTTTCTTATATTCCGTAGAAAGGGCGAAAAAACTCAACCCCGAACCCGATTTCAACTTGGGTTGTCTCTCCTGACGGGGTAGTTACTGTTTGTGTTAAATCTAAACTTGGTTTATTTTCTGAAATGAATTTTCTAAAATCTTGAGAATCCTTTATTGGCATTCTATCAATGAAATGTCTAATCTGCATTTGGTCTTTAATTCCACCAACAGATTTAATCATCATTTCAAGTTGTTTGGTAATAATAGGTGGTGCACCAATCCCATTCCAACTCTCTCTGATTTTATCAATTTCTGTTTGATTTTTTTGTGTCAAGAATTTAAAAGTCACTTCAGCCTTACTTTTTTCCATATAGAAACTATATTCTCCGTCACTATTTGGTTCTAACTTGAAGTCTTTAATTTTTACACTTGATAAGTCAAATACTTGAGAAAAAACTTCTCCTGTTTTAGGGTCTGTGATATTCATTTTATATTCAGTACCAAATGAAGTATTTCTTAAGAATATTAAAATCGCTTGTTTATCTTCCTCCACTAAATCATCAGTGTTGATATCTTTATCTAACACCTTTCTTTTCAATAATTCACTAACAATTGAATTTGTTTGTATTAAATTCGGTGCCGCTAAAATATTTTCATCTGCAGCCGTTAGATATGCAATCCTTAAGGATTTTTTATTGTTTGGGTAGTATATACCTCTACTCGGTAGTTCAACTACGTCGTATGCAATTGTTGGGTCTATTCTCAATTCTTCCATATTGTAAGTTTAAACTATAAGTATAATAAAGTAAAGTTTATAAAAAAAATAAAGGTCCCTTTTGAGGACCTTTAAGACAGATTTTATGTTTATTGTAATATTAGTATACAAGGATACATCTATCCATTCTTAACGTAGCACTGATATCAGCTAAAGCGTCTTGGCTATAATCTAATGAACCAAAATCCAATCCTGATAAGAATGTACCTTGAAGAATCCATTTTTCAACCACAACACCTGTTGGGTCTAACATTTCAAGTTCAATATCTTTTTTATAACCAGCAGCGTATCCCATACGCCCTGTAACAGACTCCGCGTGTAAACGGAACCACTCCATTAATGCTTGTGCAGCAGAAGGACCAATAGGGTCTTTAAATTTAACTGAGATTGATTCCCATTTAAATCTACCAGCAACATATGTTGATGTATTTAAGAAAGGAATTTCAGTTTCTGCAATTGTTGCTTTAGGTCTCGAAGCCGATGTTACATACCACTCATTGATACCCAATGATGAAGGGAATCTTAGGATAAATCGGTTCTGTCTTTTCGGTTCGTAAGGAACCGGCATTTTCATTAATAAATCTGCCATTTTGTATTTGTTAAGTTTTTAATTATTACTTTCCTATAAATATGTGCTATTTGGAAAATAGTTTTTTTTCGTTTATTTATTCGATGAGACTTGATTTTCTCATTTTTTTTGTTTATTTTTTCTCTAGGCTCCAGTATGACACCAGAATAACATAATAAGAACTAGATTATTAATAATATATTAATAAATACTAGAACAACTAGTTCTAGATACTGGGTAATTTATAAAGATATAATTTTTATAAATTTTTGGTTCCTCGTGGAACGTTTCTCTCCCACCATTATGGTGTCTATATAAAAAAAGGGGTCCTTTCGGAACCCCTTCTTTATTTTATCTCCTTTTAGATTAGATATTCTCAAATGAAGCACCTGTTGGTG